CCACGACCACCATCTCTAGCCCAAACAAGCTCATCATCTACAACAGCAAATGCAGAGTTAATCCAATCTTTTACGTCATCAGATAAATTAAACAATGCTCAAGTTCCCCCCTGTTGTGACGGTGAGAGTGACGCCAGAGGCAATGGTCAATGGGCCAGTTGCGCTTGCATTCTCGTCTGCGTCGATTGTTACGTTTGTATTTAACGTCTGTTCGTTAATGCGAAAAATATCACCCGCACGAGAGCCTACTGTGCCGTTGTCTCCCTTGAACATGCCGCCGCCTGATACGTTGGCGACCTCAAATGTAGAGTAAGCTACAACCTCAAGGACATCCCCTGATGCTGCTCCTGATGTTAGGATTACATCTGACCCGTTAGCCGCCGTATAGTCTGTGCCGTTAGATAAAAAGACACCGTTGAGATACACGTCCAAAAACTGTGGAGTGTAGCCGCCAGTAGCAAAGCTAGTCTGACCTGCCGTGCAAGTAAAGCTATCCCGTGTCTGCGTTGCCTGTGGCGTGGGTATTGTACCGATATAGCCTGACATTAGTTACCCTCCAATGCGTCTAGTCTGCTTTCAATAGAAGCCAATCTCTGCTCCGTAGCTGCGCCAATGAATGACAATAGCTGTGGATACCTGATGCCTTTTCTGTTGCGTTCTGTGGCACCCTCTGGGGCTTCTTCGGCTGTGTCGTAGGTGTCAGTGCGTGTGTAGGCTTCCTGTGCCTCTACGCCGTTCTCCTCGTCTGCCTCAACCGCTGGGACATCTGTCTGTGTTTCCCACCAAGTTGTGTTAATAAAGAATGCATAGTCACCAGCATTCAACCCTGCGTCAGTCATTGCTTGCTCTACTTCCTGAGCAATAACACCTGAGTGTGTTCGTGCTGCGTCACCCTTTTCTGCAACGCTGTCATTCCACTTAAAGGTTTTGAATAGCTTGCTGATTGCCTTGGCTGCTGTGATCTCTGCATCTGTCAGTGATGCAATCTGCTGCTTTTCGTTTTGGTCAGATGTTTGGATAGAGCCGTTGGTGGCGTAGACATCATCGAAGCGGACTGAGGAGGACCCCAAATCAATTGCGTCGTCTCTGCCAGAACTTGTGGTGACGTTAAATGGTATATAACTACTAGCCCCAGTATCAAAGCGCAAGCCAACATCACCTGTGCCAATCAATAAGTCGCCTGATCTTGCGTTAATACTCCCCACAGTGGAGCCGTCTTTGTAAAAGTCTATAATAGAGCCATCAGATGTAAGGCGGTTGAGTTCTAGTATTGTCCCTGCTCTTGCACTGTTAATAAGACCAGCGTTGTCGCCACGAATAGCTGTACCTGCAGTTGCAAGAGCAGAAGTAGTCTTACCCACCAGCAAGTTACCGCTACTGTCGAGGCGCATGCGTTCTGTAAGAGCACCCCCTGTGCCACCTTGACCGATTGCCAAAGTGCCCCCTGCATCTTGCGCCCAAATACCGTAACCACTTGAGCCGTCAATAAAAGCAAGGCCGCCACCGTAAGAGCCTTGACCACGAAATGCAGCATTATTCCAACCAGAATTGTTTGGATTAAACGACCCTGATGACTGAACAACACCAGAAATATCTAGCTTATATGAAGGACTGCTCGTCCCAATGCCAACCCGATTGTTCGTGCTGTCAACGTAAAGGGTGTTAGTGTCTACGGTCAGATCACCTTCAATTGTAGTGCCACCCGTAAACGTCAAAGCATCCGTGTCAAGCAACTGATAATCAGCAAACAAAATAACCACTAAGCTATCGCCAGCAGAAGCTGCATTCACAAGCGTCACTGTAGTCCCACTGGAAACAGTATAGTCAGTGGTGATAACTAGACGTACACCGTTCTGAAATACTTGAATTTGCTGGGGGTTAGGAATGTCCATTCCAGTAAAAACAGTCTGTGCAGCCGTAGCTGTGAACGTGTACTTACGTTGAGAGCCGTTAGAGACTACAGGTGTTTGACTGCCAATGTAACCTGCCATTAGTTACCCTCCAATGCGTCTAGTCGTGCCTCAATCGAAGCCAATCGTTGTTCTGTTGCAGCACCAATAAATGACAATAGTTGTGGATAACGAATGCCTTTTCTGTTGCGTTCTGTGGCACCCTCTGGGGCTTCTTCGGCTGTCTCGTAGGTGTCAGTGCGTGTGTAGGCTTCCTGTGCCTCTACGCCGTTCTCCTCGTCTGCCTCAACCGCTGGGACATCTGTCTGTGTTTCCCACCAAGTTGTGCTGATGAAGAACGCATAGTCGCCAGCATTCAACCCTGCGTCAGTCATGGCTTGCTCTACTTCCTGAGCAATTACACCTGAGTGTGTACGGGCTGCGTCACCCTTTTCTGCAACGCTGTCGTTCCACTTAAAGGTTTTAAATAGCTTGCTGATTGCCTTGGCTGCTGTCATCTCTGCATCTGTCAGTGATGCAATCTGTTGCTTTTCGTTGCGGTCAGATGTTTGGATTGTGCCGTTGGTGGCGTAGATGTCGTCGAAGCGTTGACCTGTGTCACCAAGGTCAATTACGTTGTCAAGGTTCGCACCCCCTGAAGAACATGGACGTATATTGTTTCCAGAAATTCTAATCCCACGATTGGAACTTATAAAATAAGGTTCACTTGTATTAACAACCCCAATACTCCCCACAGTGGAGCCGTCTTTGTAGAAGTTTACAATATTACCGTCAGATGACATTCGGTTAATATCAAGTACAGATTCACCATTCGCAGCAGCCCATACATGACCACTGCCGATTACCACACCTTCTCCAGTAGTATTATTGTATGGCGTTGTATCAGTAGTCCCCACCAGCAAGTTACCGCTGCTGTCGATGCGCATGCGTTCTGTAAGAGCACCCCCTGTGCCACCTTGACCGATTGCCAAAGTGCCCCCTGCATCTTGCGCCCAAATACCGTAACCACTTGAGCCGTCAATAAAAGCAAAGCCGCCACCGTAAGAGCCTTGACCACGAAATGCAGCATTATTCCAACCAGAATTGTTTGGATTAAACGACCCTGATGACTGAACAACACCAGAAATATCTAGCTTATATGAAGGACTGCTCGTCCCAATGCCAACCCGATTGTTCGTGCTGTCAACGTAAAGGGTGTTAGTGTCTACGGTCAGATCACCTTCAATTGTAGTGCCACCCGTAAACGTCAAAGCATCCGTGTCAAGCAACTGATAATCAGCAAACAAAATAACCACTAAGCTATCGCCAGCAGAAGCTGCATTCACAAGCGTCACTGTAGTCCCACTGGAAACAGTATAGTCAGTGGTGATAACTAGACGTACACCGTTCTGAAATACTTGAATTTGCTGGGGGTTAGGAATGTCCATTCCAGTAAAAACAGTCTGTGCAGCCGTAGCTGTGAACGTGTACTTACGTTGAGAGCCGTTAGAGACTACAGGTGTTTGACTGCCAATGTAACCTGCCATTAGTTACCCTCCAATGCGTCTAGTCGTGCCTTAACAGATGTCATCTCTGTTTCTAGTGTTTCAATCTTAGTGATTGCTTCCTTCAGTGCAGCCGTGAGCAATGGCACCAGTTTGCTTTGGTCAATCCCCTGCATGACCGCATTGCCATCATCGTCCACCTCATTGTGAGTACCTGTGACTGCCTCTGGTACAATTGCTTGTGCTTCATGTGCAAGGAAACCGTCTACCGTTGTGTCTGCGTCTGCAATAAAGTTAAATCGTTTAGGTTCTAGTTGTTTGACCCTTGTAATGCCATCTGTAACATCTGTTACGTTTTCTTTTAGGCGGTGGTCGGAAGAGGTGTTGTAGGCTGTTGATGTGCCACTTGTTGTTATAGTCCCAACCGCCCCATTATCATTAATAAACTTGTAATGTGTTCGTGTGGCAGTTCCATTTACAGATGTTTGTATTTCCGTTTCAGAAGTGCCACCTCCAATATCAAACAGTACACCAACACTACCACCGCTGGCATTAAAGCTGCCAAAGGTAATATTCCCGCTGCTGTTGATGCGCATGCGTTCTGCTGTAGATGACGGCAAACCAGTATTAAAAGCAAGACCAGCAGCACCGCTAGTTCCCTCCGCTCTGCCAATTATCCTAACGGCTGTACCAGCATCGTTACTGTCTTTATGAGCCATTGCTATTTCGCCAATGACGTTATTATCAGCAAGGCTTGTGCTATCTCGTTCTAATGTTAATTTAGGAGATGTAGGATGCAGCGAATGGATGATGCTACTAGGCGAACTCGTCCCAATGCCAACCCGATTGTTAGCTGTATCAATGCTTAAAGGATCTCCGTTAAACCCTGCCGCAGATTTTGCAAGATCACTTTGGTTACTCATTAGGTTTGCTCCAGAATACTAAGAATAACATCCGTTGCACCAGATGCAGAAACTTTAATAATGTCTGTCGCTTCCATGACGATCTTACCATCTAACACAGACAAAGATGAATTAGCTGGAATTGGTACTGAGGTGACAATCTCTACATCTTGGTTTGCTTCATCGTTGTTACCTGCACGACCTGCCGTGTCAGACGACAGAGTAACAGTAGCTGTAATTTGCGATGATGTTGTGTTGCCTAAGACCAGACCAATAACAACTGTAGTTGTAGAGGCAGCTACAGTATAGATGTCGTCAAGCGTTGTGACCCCTGCCTTGGTTACAACTTTGAATGTGTTTGCCATTTGATATTATCCTCTTATCCTAAAGCAATCGCCAATGCAACGGCAGATGCATCTGCTGCAGTGTTAGCATAAGCTGTTGTTGCAATAGTAGTGTTGTTAGTACCCTCTGCCTGAGTAGTTCCTGTAGTAGCAGTATTAATCGTACCGTTTAAATCTCCACTAAATGTAGTGGCATTAGCCGTAGTGAATGTTCCTGCTGCTGCACTATTAGCACCAATAATAGTACCATCAATAGCACCACCATCAATGTTTACATTTGTTGAATCTTGTGTGGCAATTGTACCAAGACCCAATGTAGTTCTTTGAGCACTTGCATCGGCATCATCAAGAAGTGCTTTACCTGCTGCAGTAAGATCATAAGTAGCTGCCGTACCAGAACCAGTAAATTGAATACCTTTATCTGCTGCAGATGTAAGTCCTGCAAGTGCTTGCAGTTCTGCATCTAGTCTTGCATTAGCTACAGTACCAGTAAGCTGACTTGCATCAATACTTTTATTAGTAAGAGTTTGTGTTCCTGTAAGTGTAGCTACGGTAGAGTCAATAGCAACGGTAAGAGTATTTAAAGATCCACTTGTATCAATACCAGTTCCACCAGCAATAGTAAGTGTTTCACTATCTAAGTCAATGCTTAGTGCTCCACCACTGTCACCTTGAAAGTCTAAGTCCTGTGCAGTAACTTGAGCATCTACGTATGCTTTAATTGATTGCTGTGTAGCCAGATGAGATGCACTGTTAGAAACCATGTCATCTTCATCTTTAATGGACGTACCACTTATTGTACCATTCAGTACAGCACTTGTCAATGTTTTATTTGTTAGTGTATCTGTAGTAGCACGACCTACTAAAGTATCTGTACTGGTAGGTAGTGTAAGTGTACCAGTATTACTAATAGTACTAATGATAGGAGCAGTAAGCGTTTTATTTGTTAGTGTATCTGTTGTTGCTCTACCAACAAGTGTATCAGTACTTGTAGGCAGTGTCAAGGTGCCTGTGTTACTGATTGATGAAATAATAGGAGTTGTAAGAGTTTTGTTTGTAAGTGTTTGAGATCCAGTAAGAGTAGTTACAGTGCTATCAATAGCAAAAGTAACAGTATTACCAGAACCAGAGGTATCAATACCCGTACCACCAGTAAATGTCATAGTCTCACTGTCTAGGTCAATACTAAGAGCACCGCCTGTGTCAGCTTGAAAGTCTAAATCTTGAGCAGTTACTTGAGAGTCAACATATGCTTTGATAGATTGTTGTGTTGCCAATGCAGTTGCACTGTCAGAAGTCATTGTATCTTCGTCAAGAATAGCAGTAACAGTAGCACCACTAGCAAGAGCTAAACTTGTATTGGCAGTAATTGTAGTACCAGTAATTGCAGCAGCCGTAGTTCCACCAATAACAGCACTATCTATTGTACCACCATTAATATCTGCAGTATCTGCTACAAGACTATCAATGTTAGCTGTACCATCAATGTATAAATTTTTAAACTCTTTACCGCTTGAACCTAAGTCAATGTCGTTGTCTGTGGTAGGTTCAATAACACCATCTTTAACTAAAAACTGTTGAGTAGATACACTAGATACGTCAATGCTAAATTCTACTTGGTTGCTAGTATCATTAACTACAACTTTGTTTAATGGAGTAGTAACACCTGCATCACCAATAAGACCAATTACTGGACCTTCTGCTGCAGTCCCATCATGTGCGTGTCCAGTGCTATTATTAAAAGCAGCAAGAAGTTGGTCAAACTCGTCATTAGAGTCTGCTGCCTGTATAATATCACCGTCTGTGTATGTAGACTGTCTTGTATAACCTGCCATTTACCTTCTTGCTCCTACATCAAATTCTAGCTGAAAACCTTTAAGTGAGTATGGTGCTGATTCCGCATTATCCACAACACGAAGTGCTACAGCAAAACCTGATCCTTCTACTGGTTGCCTTACAAGTGGGTTTGTCTGACCACCATAAGTAGCTGTTCCATATAATGAAGTTCCATAAATAGCTACTACCTTCGTTGAATCAAAAGGATAAGCTGCTGGTCTTGGTACATTAGGATCTTCATAATCATACCGCAAAAACAAATCAGAGTTTACAAGACCTGTTGGTGAATAGTTAATAATAACTCTTTGAAAGTTTTTACGTATACCTGCATCACCTGCTGTAAGATCTGGACTACGATAACGACCTATAATATTTGTACCGTCAAACTTGTTAGTTTTTTCTTGTCTATACACATAGCCATCATAACCACCATGTAATATAAACGTATCACCCTGAACACTTATTGAATCTGTACAAGCTGGCTGAATACCTTTTAGTTTAGCAAACTCATATCCCTGAGCTTTTCTTACTGCAATAACTCCAATTGTTGTAGATTCAAGTTGACTATTTGGTTTAGAAAAGAAAATGCGATACTGTGTTTTATCTGGAATAACTACACTGTTAAAGTCGTCAACATCAGTTTCACCTTCAAATAATTCTTGTATAGGTTTACTAATAGTACCAAGTTCTACGTCATTAATTTTAGCTGTACCTGCAACTGTACGTAAACCATCACGACCAAGAAATATTATTTCACCTGCAAGTTCTTGTACAGTAAAGCCGTTAAGACATCCAATGTCTCTAGTTACTGGTTGCAATACAAAGTCTGCAATAGTATTTCCTACAAGTTTGTATATACGTTCTTCTGCAAAGATAAACAGTTCATCACGAAATGGAAACAATGCTGTAACTTTACTGTCAACTCGTATTGAACCTGAACCATTAGCCGGACTAAAATCATTATCGGTATACGGTGCAGTAAAAACTATCTCTTCTGGTGAGGCTGACATACCAGCAAAAAATAAAGCATTTTTAAAATGTTTTACAAACTTAGGATTAGCTGGTGCACCTGTAGCATTAAGATCTGTTACTGTTGTACCATCATACTTAGTAGCATTGTTAGCACCATCTGCCCATACTATAAACTCTGTACCAGACAGATTATATTTATCAAATGTGTAACGTATAGCACCAGTTCTACCACTATCTATACTTGTCCAAGATCCACTACCACTTGCAGCTTCATATACACTTGTACCTCTAGCAGCTATTACTTTATTATTTCCAACAAAGTATGCAGACATTAACACTGGCTCTGTAGAACTAGCGGTCTGGGGAACTATATTAGTATTCCACTTTTCAAAACCATTAATACGTCTATATCCACCACTAACGTCAGGCTCAAAGTTTTCTAACTCCAATGCCATTCCTGGTTCCATAGCAAAAGTAGAACGGTCAAGAACTAAACCACCTTGCAAAGGAAATGTAAATGGATTAAGACCAGACTCATCTGCCATGTTTTATCCTGCAAAAGATCCTATTGGATTTCTATAAATGACTGTAGAACGAATGTAGTCTGCCCTGTTAGACAAAAGGCTTTGCATACTTTTAATACCTTCTAAAAGTCTTTCGAAATTTAATTGGTATTGAGTAGACTCGCCTCTATATTGATAACCAAAAGCAGTTGCTCCATCTACAATTACTTGCCTGTATTGTTCAGGTATTGTAGGTACATCTGTAGCACTGCTAAGGGCTGTTGTGTATACATAATATTCATATTTTAATGAATAAGCTTTGTCTGGATAAGGATACAAACCAAAATTATTATCTGGTGTTCTAAATACGTGAGTAGGTACACCACCTACATCTGATCTATCTTCTTGTTCAATAAATCTATTTAAATAATCTTTATAATCTAAAACAGTTAAAGACCTACCTTGAGCACCCAAACTAGAGTCTTCTACAATTCTAAATGTATCATAGTCTACATGTTTAGCTGTAGCAGGAATTGTATAACGTGTAGTTCCAGCTACTAAAGTTTCTGTCTGTGTAGAATGATTATAAGGCCAACTATATTCACGAGTGTTGATATAGTTAATAGCATCATTTACCGCATTCTTACATTGTGTTTGAAATCCACGAGAAGACGTAAAGCCAGCTTCAGTTAAAGCTACCTCATTAAATCTAGCTAAGACTTCGTTTGTAAGACCTAAGTAATTATATGCCATTTTTACCTCTTCAGGGTAGTAAAGGGGCCACCCTAAAGCAGCCCCTCTAAGTTTTTAGTTATACGAGGTCACGAGAAACCTCAGCAGCACCTTTGTCGGAACCGATAGAATCAACATCCATCAGCATTGCCCAAACACGTACTTTACCTGCTGTAGAAACAGTTGTCGCAGCTTGAATTAGAACATCAATAGTGTCTGATGTTGTAACCAAGATAGGACATGCAGTGTTTGCCAATGTTGCATAGTCACCTGCAGAAGCAGAATCAAATGCAAAACCGTCAACAAATGCATCAACGTCACCACCTGTGATACCAAGGTCAAGAACCGTACCAGTACCACCTGAAGGTGTTGTTGTACATTCCATACCTGCAGCCATTACCATTGTGTTTGCACCAACAGTAATTGCTTGAATGATATCTGCGGCAGCTAGGGCAGAACCCTTAGCAGTTGCTGCTGCAGCCATGTCGATTTCTTTTTCGACCATGTATGGTTTGTTAGATGGATTACCACGTCCACCTGCTGCTTTAGAGAGAGTTGTTACAGTAGCCATAATTTATACCTCCCTTACGCTGCGTTATACTTGGCAGTAACGATTGCTTCTGGACGAAGAATCTTACGACCGTATAGGTGCATACCACGAACGATGTCAGCAAAGCTGTCAGGGTCACGATATGTTTCCGTTTTGTTGATTTGCTCTGCGGTTGCAACAGCAGAATCATGACCAGCAACAATAACACCATAGTCAGTGTTTTGGTTTGCAGAGCCAGTTGTACCTGGTCCTGTACCTACAGATGGCAAGTTGCTAGATGAGTACACACGGAAGCCGTGGAAGTTTGCAACAGTCAGACCATTGCGAAGTCCACCTGATTCACCGAAATCTGCGTTGAAGAAACGTGAGTCTTCGTCAGCAAGAAGTTCCATGAATACTGGGTCAACTACGAGCCAACGACCAGACTTGTCTACTTGTTGTTGGTCAAGCAAACGAGCCATACGAGCAACAACCATTGCTGGTGAAGCTGTAGCAGTTGGAAGAGCAGTTGCACCTGGCAAACGTGCTGCGAGTGGAATGGAGTGATCACCAGCAGAACCTGTAGTGATGTTTCCAAAGTCACCTTTTTTCAGTTTCATGCTTGAAAGCAATTCATCTGAACCAGCAGTTGAAACAGCTTTAGTACCATTTACGGTAGTGTTTACTGTGTCTGCTGCTGAGTGCAGTGTTGATTGTGCGTAACCAGACAGGTACCCAAGAACTTCTTGGTCATGCTGATCAGCCAAACGGTAAGCTGCACGATTGGTTGCAAGATCCATAAAGTTGACATGTGAGTGAGCTTCCTCGATGTCGTCGATTTTAAACGCAAAATAGTTTGCTTTGTCGACTACAAGAGAAAAATCCTCATCGTCAAGATCTTGTGCTGAAATTTGAGTTCCACGAGCATAAGAGCTTACGGAAATTTCAGGTTCTTTGATGATTTTAACAGTGTCACCTTGAGCACTGATCTCACCAAAATAATCAGAGTTAGTGATGTCACCAACTACGGTACTCTTACGAAATGCAAGTTGTACCTTTTTAGAATAGATTACGGAACTAAAGTTACCGTTAGGTAAGTTACCGTAACCCGATGCTGAAGTAAAAGCCATGATAAAATCCTCCTGATATTTGGCTTCGGGTTACAAAGCTAAACACCGACAAGAGGCTGCTACATTTTCTAGGGTGCAGTTGCTACTCAGTTGGCCTACCAAGTAGCTTCTGGGCCTATACTTGAACAGGTAGTTCTTATTAGTTTAGACTTTAGTGAAAATGGGTTTATAACAAAAGGTAGTCAAAAGAGGCTTTTGTTGTATGACCCTAGTTATACTGATGATTTTTTATTTGTCAACAGTTATCTGGCAGAACCAGTTACGTCATAAACGAATTTACCGCTACGCATTGCAGCATTAATCTCGTTTGAACGTTCTTCAAATTCTTTGTCAGACATTTTTGCAACCTCTGACTCTCGAATCATTCCATTTGCATCAGCTAAATCTACTTCTGTTCTACTACGTTTAGTAACTGTTTTAGCTGCTGCTTTTGTTTTAGCTTTTTTAGCTTCATTTGTAAGACCCTTATCTGATTTATAAAGATCAATTACACGAATTACTGAAGCTGGATCATCAGAGTTTTCATAAAGAGCATCACGTACCCATTTAGGTTGTTCGTCTGCCCAATCATGAAATTCGTCTGAACCTCGTAGGTCATCAAAGTCTGAATGTGACTTACGTATTTCATTTTCAGCTTTTACTCGTTCAGCTTCTGCTTGAGCTTCATCTAGTTCTTTAATACGAGTATTAGCTCTTTCAAACATTTCTTGTGCTTTTTTAGCTGCAATTGTTTCTACAATACCAGCTACATCAGGATATTCTCTTGACCACTCCTCAATATCTTCATCTGACTTGGGGGGAATAATACCCATTCTTTCAGAACTTTTTTGGAGTGCTTCTAGTTTAGTTTCCCACTCCTTTTCTTTCTGTTGCATGTGACGTCTTAGATCACCATAACGTTTTTTAAAGCTTCTTTCTTCTGCAGATAACGTCTCTTCTTTAACTTCTGTATCGGTCTCTTTCGCTTCGACACTTTCTTTTTTTGGTTGCTGTTCTTCGTCTGGTTCAATTTCACCACGTTGTTCAGCTTCAAGACGCTTGATCTCCTCTTCTTCATCTTGCATACGTTGTTGACGTCTGGCGTAGTTTGATCCTCGTTCAACAAATCCTGCAGTTTTTGGTGTTTCAACT